ACCACGAACAGCTGCAGCCACGTCTCCCAGAGCTGCACCGGAGATACCGCCCTGTCCGCTAAAGGATTTCACACCCGTAAGCGATTCGGCGTCCATGTTCATAAGCTGCAACATGAACGGTGCCGACTGGGGAATATCCGGGTACTGATGCATGTGTGTTGCCAGACGTGGATCAGCATTGGGGTTGTACTCGTAGTCCTCACCCCGCTCAAACTTACGTTTGTTTGTGGCATCAAGCATGTCTTTGGCCGTACCAATCTGCGCATTGGCCGACCGACCCAGCAAGTCGATCATGCCGCGAGTAACAGCACCGACTACCTTTTGGTCCTCCAACAATGCACCATCTGGCTCCCCGTAGTTGCTGCGACGGACAGGCAAATACTGCTCAACCACCACAGGCAATGTTCCGCAGCCAGCGTGCTTGGGGTAAGGTGACTCTTCCAATCGAATCAGCGTATCACCAACCCATGCAGCGACGATATCCACCAGCTTGTTGGTGCCGTCTACTGAACGTTTGCCCCAGTATTCATAGACAACGATCTTCTGACGTTGTTCGTCAGGAAAGTTAAACGTCTGGGACTCGCCGTCCCTACTTACTGCATGATCTGGCCTGCTCAGAATAGAGTTGTTGGCCACTACGATCTTGTCGAGATTAGAGTATTTGCCAGACTTTTCAAGGTCTGCAATACATGACTCGAAACTTCTAATCACGAAGCTAGCCTTCTCAGGATCACCACCAGAAGTGGGATCCAATACCACATTCCGGTAGTCCATGACTTCTAGAGTAGGACGATTAGCTAACGTCCGCTTCTTGGTAACCATCCTCGAACCAATGATCTGGGGTTCAATAGGTTGCCCATTTTCAAGAGTCAGTTCGTGCGCTTCTTTAAGCTCGTCTGGTACATCCGTAGCGTACTGGCTAGGAGACTCTTGCTTCATTTGTTCCAATTGCTCGTGCAATGGTGCCAGTTCAGGATTGATGACGAACTGCACGTCAGGCACTTTGGCTTGGTACTCTTCCTCAAGAAATTCCCATCCTAGCCAAACAATAACCGTACCCTCATCTACAGCAGTACGGACATAGTCATCAATGAACTTGACCTTGTTGATCTGCGTGTTGAGCTGCCAATTCAACACCAGTTCATTCTGAACAGCGCTGGCTTTATCTTCCCAAGTCAAAGGTTTGACTTTGAAGATGTCTTCAGTGGACAAGAACGGCTCGGACAGTGCGGCATATCGCCACTCTGCTTGGCGACGAATTAACTTAGGCTGAATCGAAGATCGCCCCTTCACCGCTTTGGGCTTAGCAGCACCAGTTACGTTCAAGTTATCCAACCACTCAGATATCTTAGTGACTTGGGTATCGTGAACGGGCTTGGCATTACTCAAGTCTTGCTTGAGTTCTAGGAGAGTAGGTGGCTTAGGCCAGGCTGCAAACTTAGTTGGCGAAGGTTCCGCCACGTCTTCTTGAGCCGATTCCTGATCGTATTCGTTCATAGGCCTATATGTTAATTCGAGCCGTAGAATTCTAATTCATCAACCCGGAAATTAAAAATGGAAATAACCGCAATTAGCCCCAACTTTATCATGCCGTCTAAAGGAACCGAAAATTCCGGCGCATTTGATATTTATATGCCAGAGCCAGGAATTGCAAATGGGAACACCCAGTTCATTGCACTTGGCTTTGCTGCAGCAGTCCCAACCGGACACGTTGCCCTGTTACTGCCCCGATCCAGCTCTGCCAAATCAGGCTTAGAGCTGGCCAACACTTGTGGCGTGATCGACAGTGACTACCGTGGCGAATGGAAAGCAGCACTCAAAACCAAGACTGGTAACGAGATCCCGTGGAAAGCAGGCGACCGGCTACTACAGTTTCTGGTTGTGCCTATTGCACAAGTTACTCTGAAGCAAGTAGGGGCGTTGGACACTACCGCTAGAGGAACTGGAGGCTTTGGATCCACCGGCAATTAAAGAAAAGGCTCCATTAGGAGCCTTTATTCATTCAAGCAGGTGTCTTACGCAAAGCCACGGTCACGTAGCTTGTCATGCCCTTCGATCTGCTGCAACCGCAGACCCGCATTGGTCAAAGAAGCACACTCCAACTCGTACCGCTTCCAGTAATTGGTGCTCGTAATGCCTTCAGCCTGGCCCATACCCAAAGGTGCAAGCACTCGGCTAGCCACGTAGTACAACAAAGCCTGTAGATGGCTGTCCGGAATCATCACTTCGTAGGCCGCAGCACTGAATCCAGGCGCACCTACATCAATTTTTGGATGCCGTGCTCGGTAAACTACTTCCAGCTGGGTCGTTTTCAGTTCATCCGGTAACTCTAGAGACTGGTTAATGATGCCGGCCGGCACTCGGAGTGTGGGTGGCTTGGTGTCTGTAGTCGTCAACGCCCACTTATCGTGACCGTCATCTAAAGCCAAAGCAAAACCCGCAGGAGTAAGTACCTTTTCGATCTTCAACAGGTCATTGGCAAACAGTGCACCTGGTGAATCCAAGATGAAACGCTTGTCCAGCGGCACGGCAGAGTCTGTGTTACTGACTGCGTGGTACAAATCCAATGGATACAGGTACTGGTTCTCCAATAGCTGCACCATTAGCCGGCCTTCCCGCAGGAAGAACCGCTTAAACAAGTCTGCCAATCCAAGATTCAAGTGATTTACCACCTGAGAAATCTTTGGTGTCGTGTCGATTGCGTTGAGATGGGTTTGTGACAGTTCGCCATCAGCAAGCTGTGCGAAGATTTCATTCAAAAGCATGTCGTGTATTCCTTGAGTTGTTTGTTCTATACGATGTAGCTGGCCATGCGGTCAGACTCTTCTGCCATTTCCAAATCCCACATACCATCGCCCTTACTTGACGGGGCCAAGGGTGCTTCTTCACTGGGACGCCAAGCCTGCATCTTTGAGAGCATGGATATGGTGTCTGCAAAGTCATCATGCTTGGATCGGAATCCGCCTACCGAAACCAGTGAGAGCTCGTTCATGGCCTCTACCAGCGGTGCCTCAGTCTTCTTCTCAATAGGAAAGAAGATCTTCCGGGCCTTGAACAACGGCAGCACGGTGTTAAATGCAATCAGCTTGTTCACGTTCTGTGGCCGGGACAATCCATCTTCGCTACTTCCCTCTTCCCGTGCGAGCGTGAAGAAGATATTGCGGTCTAACATGCGCTCTCTGATCCAAGCAAGGAAACCTTTCTGCTGGCCATTACGTTCAATACCCACCGACTGTGGTCGATACATCTGGGCGAACTTGAACAGGTCATCAATGTTCTTGTCCATAAGCTGGCGCTTACAAATACCATCCACCCATAACCAGTCACCTACGTTGTTGTACGCCCATACACTGATCACCGAGTAATCAGCCTTCTGCCGCTCAGACGTAGCAAAGTCACTGGTGATGTAGAAGTTGAACTTGCTCTTGTTGCGTAGTACAGCGTCAATCTTGTACCAGCCAATGTCACCATCCTGCACCATACGGTCTTCTTCCGACATGATGCGTAACATCAATTCTTGGTTGAACGTATGAACCTGTCCAGCCTTGACTGCTGAGTCGTACTTACCCTTCACATACTCGTATGTAAATCGGTCTGGCCAGCTACCGCGGAACTCTTCCTTAGAACAAGGAAACACTTCACAGACAGGGAACACATTAACTGCCCAAGCACCAGACTCCACTGCTTTGTAGAGCGGATCTTTAGCATTGAACGGTGTACCCGACCAGATCAACATGTTCTTAGTTGGATGTAGTGCGTAGTCAACTGCCTTGTAAACAGTATCTTCTACCGCCTGGATCACTACCGCAGAGCGTGCATCCTCGTCGGAGATCAAGTCATCCAGAATAGCCAGCTGCGGACGCTTACCTAATTCCTTGGCTCCACGAACACCGGTCTTAGCGCCGTAGCCTTTGACAATGAATATCTTGCCGTCGGCATTACGGAACTCCCAGCGTATGTCCGTGAAGTTAGCTTTAGGGATGTACTGCCGTAAGAAGTCAGAGTTGTCGTAACGAAACTCTAAGTTCTTCCTCATGTTCTTCACGCCGTTCTCAATAGAGTCCGACACGTACAGTGCCAGGTCTACACGGCCAAAGCCAGGGAGCTCACCATACACCGCGATGTACAGGAACAGGTACTCACCCATCAGGGTTGTCTTGGCGATACCCCGATGACACAGATTGATGATGCGCCGGCCACCGTTAGTAATGGTGTCGAGCATCTTGTAGTGCACCACGGGAGTCTTGTTCTCCTCGCCCTCTGCACCGTTTACCAGCTTGATAAATGTAACAAACTCCAGTGCAAAATCACTAGGAACATAGTCTGGGTTGTCTGAGTAGTCCGTACCGTTAAGGTACTCTTCCACCTTCCACGGTGCCAGTGCTTCTTCTACGGGATCTATCACGCAGGCCTCCGGCCTAGACGGGACAATCCTTGAAAGGTATTGAACGTAGGTTGTGTGGACACAGTAGAAGCAAGCAGCTCTTGGTAATCGACCGGTCCCATAGGAGCGCTGGGCACTACGGCCTTAGTCGGGGCAGCACCGTACTGCATGTCTGTTGGCTTGAAGCGTTCAGCCATCGCTGCACCCACTTCACGCTGCAAGTTATTCCACGGATCTTCTACTGGCGCAGCCTGAGCCACCACTTGAGGGTCTACTGCTGCCGGGATCTCAGGACGTGCAACAGGAGCCGCCACTTGTACCGGGGCATTCGGAATCATGGGTATGGGTGTAGGTGCCGCAGCCACTGCAGGCTGAAGAGCCACAGGGTCTGGATTAACAAACCCCCGGCCACCGCCCACACGGGCAGTAACTTGATTGGCGTACTTAACACCTTCGCCATACCCAGCAAGTCCTTTGCTCAGGTCACCACCTGCAGCACGAGTGCGTCCAGCTAGGTAATCACTAGCGAAGCGAATCTGCTCGTCCAGAGACTTATCCTTTAACGGGGCCACCCCATAACCAGGGTCCCGGCCAGTAGATTCCAGAATCCCGAATGGACCAAACGCAGAAGACCGTTTCCCATTAGGAGCCACCCCAGTAGGGTAATGGGGCAGCGTAGGATCAGCCATGAACTTGCTCTGCCCACCGATCTCCTGCTGCATAACAGAGAACATCGTCCCTGCCGGTAAGCCATTACGGACATCTGCCGCAGCAAGTAGCCCAACTACCCGGTCAGATAAAGCCAGTGAATTCTTTGCCATTTGCAATTACTTAGGGAAATTTAATTCAGCCTAGTGTAATTGCAATTGTTTAATTAGCCCTAATTCAGAAGCCAATAGTTAAACAACCGTGGCCACCACATCCACTACATCACGGGGAACCACCCTCTGGTGCGCTATCTCCTGAGCAGTAACCACACCCGCAGTCATCAGCTCTTTCTGTTGTCGAGCCAAGTCCATAGTCGCAGCCCTCAATTGAGCAATAGAACTATCTTCCTTAACCCCGATATCCAGCTCCACCTTCTTAATCTCGGGCGTCTTAGTCGCAGCAATCAAACCAATAGAAGCCTCTACCCGGACTTTCTCGCTACCCGCGTTCATCATTAAATCTGCCAGGTTATTGATAGCCTTTTGGTGTAGATCCTGGTTCAACACATGCACGGGGATCATTGTCTGTTCCATCAACTGGTTTACCAGCTTGGATTTGTTATACGCAGTAACGTAGCTAGCCACATCCTTGGACTGAACATTCTGAGCAGTGAACCTGACGATCTTCTCAGGGAAGGTCTTGCTGTAAGCCTCTATGTTGGTAGCACCCATGAGCTTGTGGCTTACATACTTCACTGCCGACAAATACTCTTGCACCGTCCACCGGCCATCTTTCATCACCTTACCGTAGGACAGCAAGTTGTCCCGGTATTGCTCATACATCTCTGGCTCAGACAGGGTCTTGTTCACTTGATCAATCAACTGCTGGCTAACCGTCTTGCGCAGAGACTCCGGCAGAGCTGACTTGAACTGATCCAAAGTAAGAGGCGCAGGCCCAGCAAATGATGGCACCGTAGTAGCAACTGCTTGAGTTGGGGCAGTGGATACATCTGTAGGAATTACAGCGGTATTAGATAGGGAGTCGAATAGAGATTGGGTCATTGCGCTAATTCAATTTGTTATATCGGCTGAATATAGCGCATAAGGGATTTTTATTTTATTTTTTATGGGGATCGCAGTAGGGGAATTTTTGTAGAGGAGGGTGGTTGGAGGGGACTATCGCTGCGCTGAACACAGGGGAAACCACCCCCCCCCACTGCTTCGTAGGAC